CAACATATTCGTACCCCGTATTCCGAAGAATGGTACGATATGGACAAGATAAAGAAACGGCCAAACGGTGGTCTGAATACCACAAACGTTTGACACTTGCTCGTGAGGAGCTTGTGGATTTGGTGGCGTTGTTAGACGAGTCCTTAGGTCTCGCTTTACCACCAATTCCGCCTCTCACTGAGCTCTCCGCCTTTAAACGGTTTTTGACAGGACCAATTGAAGGTTGTAATCATGTCTGGGATGACTATCTGTCAAGTCTAGGGCCCGTAGTAAGGTCCACGATTAAGTCTTCCCTGTTCCTCTTCCGGAAGAGGTTACCCGTTGCTCCGAACCCTGCACTCAAGCGTGAATACGCGGACAAGATGGTGAATAGTGCAGCCCCTGCCGTTGACGAGGACTTTCGCGTGTTCTGCGAAAGGACTGTCAAGAAAGTGTTTAAACAGGGGTGGGATAGGAGTTACTACCATCGGGTAGCCTCTGCAACCCTTCCTCTCTCGGCGAGTACAGACAACTGTCGGGCTGACGGGGGTGCTAGGTTTTCGGACCTTGCGCCTGACCGCGCACAGTTTATGGCTCAAGCTGCCGGGCTTTTGCCCGTACCCCGGGATGACCGCGTGAAGGTCTCTGTCGTTAACGACGGTGGCAAAGATCGCGTGATTACCGTGGGTCCTGTTTTTCGACACGTATTGAGGCCGCTCCACGGCCTCGTGTACGACCACATTACAAAACAGGGGTGGTGCCTAAGAGGGGACGCCAAACCTAAGTCTTTCCGGAGATTCCGAGCCTGCCCAGGTGAGGTTTTTGTATCTGGAGACTATGAAGCTGCCACCGACAATTTGTCACTGGAGCTCTACGAGGACTTGCTTAAATGGGTGTTGGAGACCGCTGAAGAGGTCCCACCTTCCGTGAAAGAGTACGCAATGTCCGTTTGTCGGTCCGAGATTTCCGTGGACGGCAATGTAGTAGGCTTCCAGTGTCGTGGACAGCTAATGGGTAACCTGCTCTCCTTCCCTTTTCTCTGCCTGACCAACTTCTTGGCTTTCAAGTATGCAGTGAGAAGGAAGGGTGTTCCTGTTAAGATTAATGGGGACGACATCGCATTCCGTAGTACTGTGGAAGAGTACGAGGATTGGAAGGCGATGGTGAACAGGTGTGGGTTTGTGCTATCTGTGGGGAAGACTCTGGTTGATAGGGTGATGTTTTCTTTGAATTCATCATTCTTCAGGTCGACTCCTAGTCAGGTGAAGTGGGTTCCCTTCGTCCGTTCGAAGGCCTTGTTCTCGAAACCTGACAGCATAGACAAACTACAGGGGCAGTACTCTGCTCTGTGCCCTGGGTTTGGTGGGTGCCGGCGGGAAGTGTTTCGGCGCTTCTTTCTTAACAGAAACAGGACCGTGTGGGCGATGAGTCAACGGTCTCTGTCGCGTGGCATCGGGTTGCGCGTGTCGGAACGTCTCCTGGCGAGGATCGGGGCGTTGGATAGGGAGCAGTTTTATCTGGCCCTTCCCACTGAACCATCCTTGCCTACTCCTCCTTCTCCCCTCATCCTCCCCCAACCAGTGGGATATGTGAGGGTTGATGCCACCACATTCCCGTGGGGTGGCCGGCGGGCTGTAAGGTCTGCTGAGGAGGAGTGGTTGCAGGAGGCGTTAGATCTTAGTTGGGATAAAGTCTTCCGGGATCGAAGACTTAGTGACGAGTGGTACAGCTATTGGGATGCTGTACGCAAAGATACTTATAGGTATACACCACCTACTCGTCGCTTCCAGCGTTCTATGATG